GAGTTGCATTAATTTTTCTATTATTTCTTGACTAAGTACTACCTCAAAACCAGTGTTATTATCAATAACCCATTTGTGCATTCCATCTCCAAAAAGAGTATAGTTACCTATTTCTCGAATCTTTTTGATATCAGGATTTTTGAAGTTATCTAAATCCTTCACAACAAGAATGGTGGGATTGTCATTCATCATGGCTTTGAAAGCAGCTACCGTGTCTTTTGGCGCATCTTTTGATAAAAGAGTTATGTGTTTAGGAGTAGGGATTTTGGTGAATTTCGAGTGAATTTTTTCTTCAGCATAAAGTCTTCCTGCCGCTTCCCATATATCTTTAGCATTCTCGTGCGAGTCTTTACCATTCTCGCCACTTTGTCTAATCACTTCCTGTAGTTCTTTTTCCCTTATATAATAATCTGCGCCCTTAATTCTGCTACTTTCAACTGCTCCCTCTTTCCATTCGAATTTATTCTTAGTAATATTCCACTTTAAATCTAAATCATCAAATGCTAAAAAATGATCCAATTTTTCAGTTGTCTTTTTTTCCATTCCACTACAAGATACAAAAACTAATAGACCCGTAACTAAAACGATATTTGATATGTATTTTGATACGCGTACCATTTGGTATTCCTATTTAAATTGATAACTGTTGCTGTTCATACTATATCTCTTAATTATCGACCTTAGAATACCTTTCATGGTTATAGATGAATAAGTACTAACATGATTAGTATACAGAATTATGAAGTAATTGCAATGCTATGGTAAACTAATAATAGTTACAATGTGCGTTATTTATTGTAGTAAATCTTGGAATAAACTATATGTGTTGCCATGCTTTTGTAGTCATCTTTCTTTCTATAACAGCCATTGAGAAGAAAAATTGAGAATAGGAAGATTAATGCGTATGATAGCTTCAAATTTTTATATTTTCCATTTGTTCTAGATGAATTTCTATATCTCTCTTGAATAAGAAGCTTATATCTAATTTTTAAGTGATCGGGATTAATTGCTATCTCTTTACGTATTTCTATAGATGATTTTAAATCGTTAATAATATTTCGGGGACATATGTTTTAGTATTTTCCATTAGCTTTTCCCTATATTTATTGAATCTTTTCTACTTTTACTACGCTGATTACCAAATTCAGTTACAAGTTCACAGAACTCTTTACAAAAAAGTTCAAAAAGTTCCTTGATCTTCTGTTTAGCCCCATCTTCCAATCCATGCCATTCTTTGCTTGCGTGGCTATGTATAGTTAAATTAAGTATATTTATAGCATTAATTGACTTATTAAACATAGCATTCTGTATTGTTATGAGAGCGTTGTAGTTGTTAAAGTTTCTTTTGATAAATTCTTCGGGTATAAAACATCTAAAGAATATTATGGAACATCTATCTATAGCTTTTTTGAGGCTCTTTATGGATTCGAACTCTACTGTTACACTTTGTTCTTTAGGTTTTTTTACTTCACTTTCTCTAGACACGATTATTCCTTTTTCCTAATACCTCTGATTATCATCCCTAAACATAGCAGGCATATGGGATTGTGGTCCACTCAAGGCTTCTAAATAACGTTGCTCTAAATCTTCTGGGGATAGTCCATCTCGTGTCTTGGGGAGAGTAATTGCAAGATATCTCATACTGTCTGAGAAATGGCTAGACCAATTATGGAGAGGCTGTGACTTATAGATTTTAGTTTTCTGATCCCATTCTTGTCGGTAATTTTCTAGAGCTTTTATAAGGGGTGCACCTTTTACTTCATCTATCCAGACTTTAGATAGGCATGATCTCACCGCTTCTATACCATCTACAATAGATACATCGGGTGCCACGGTGAATGATATGCCTAAGGCGCGTGCTTTCTCTAGGCGAGTCATACCGGTGCCTAATTCTCGAACCTTGATATCATGAGGAGCAATATGCTTGCCGTATATGTACTCCTTGTTGTTTATTACTTGGATATAATGTTCTAATCCCTGCTTGCTGTTTTCATAGCAGTCTATAATACGAACCGTCTGTCCTATGGTCTGAAAAAAGATGATGGTTGTGGAATCGCGCATGCCTAAATCCCATGCGGTATGCACTTTGAAGCCGGCCTCATGAGGAACATTTCCTATCTGTCCCTTGATGCGCATTTTATCGAGATATTTACTATAATAAGCTCCCTCAACACCTGAATCGAAGCTGCAAAAATATTCTTGTGCTATAAGGTCATCTGACATTAACCCTTCAGCCCGTTCTTTCTCTATTTCATGAAGAGATATATGGCCTGTCTCTGAAACATTCCTAATATAAACAAACCATTCGGGATTTTTTTGAGCAACTTGCAAAATATCCCACAAGTGGTTTTTACCCCGGGGTGTACTAATGAAGAGCATAAATCCATCATTAGCGACCAATACAGGACGAAGAAACTGGTATGCCTTAGGATCCTGTAAGGCAAATTCAGAAAATACAACTCCATAAGGATTTGTACCAACAAGGCTATCAACATTGTCTGAGCCTACTAACTGAATTATTGAGCCGTTGGTAAGCACAATTTTCATTTCCTGTGAATTTTTAGAAGATACGAGTGACGGTGGTATGTAATCTAAGAAGGTATCGCCGCTATTGGTTATAGATGACCAGATAACTTTTTTAGCCTGTGCGTAGGTAGGGAAAATGTAGTAATAGACCGCTATTCGTTTAAGGGCTGCTCTTATAATCAGATTCCAGGCACATATGTCCTTACCAGCACGTCGAGGAAGCACCGCTAGAACACGTTTATAACCTTTGTTCTCTATGGCATCGAATATAGGTATTTGGTACGGTCTCAATATGAATTTGTTTAGATAAATGCGTTCGCCGCTATTAAGATCCACGATTAACATCTCCTTTTAAAGTCGTTATTATTTAAGGAAGTGGTATATCATAGATAGTACACCAGTATGTTACTTCCCAATCTTTTATTTCATGATGCCTTTTATCTCCTGAAATATCACAGACATCGTAGATAGTATGAAAATGTGGTTCGAACAGATGTCCCGTAGTTTCATTTTCTTTTTCAACTATGGAATAATAATATGCTATTCCTATTCCTTTATTGGGAACAAAAATAAGAATCCATGATTTTAATCGGGGTAGTTTATCTTTGACTGATATCCAGTTCATTTGTCGAATCCTTCTCAAATTAGTATGTTCTTATGCAAGAATAAGATATCAAAATAATAGGAATAATGATGAGTTTTCATAGAAATACTGCCGAAGAGATACTCGATTTGATTGTCGGAAGAACTATGGCAATAGATTGGGATATTTTTGATAATAGGCAGCTTGGAGATTTACTTTTAAGCGATGTTAAAGAGCTCGTTAGAAAATTAAAAAGAGAAGATAACTCTGACGATGTAAATTCTAATATTCCTTCAAAAATTCTAGAAAGTATCTGATGGTTGATGAATACGGAAATGATTGGTGTAAATTTAAGTCCAAGCATGGTGAATTTGAAAATATATTTATAGATAAATATCCACAGGAAAACGGTTATGTCGAATATTATATGTGCGATCACGATATTTATTCAGAGTGTCCTCATGGTTCGTGTATTTTGATACTCAAGGAATCTTTTGATTCCCATTTAGTAAATAAAAACCTTCCCGATCATCTTTATTATTATCTTTCAAACGGTGCTGTAGCTCCTTTAGAACATTGTTCTATATTTGGTCATAATTCCAACATAAAACGTGCTATTCTTGGTCAAGAATCCAAGGTGGAGTAGTATACCAGCAATGTAGTTTAAGTCTTTGTTACCATTTAGCTTGCATTCATCTATCCATCGATTTACGCTAAATCTAAGCTTTAAAAAAAGGGGCGTAGTCGATGCTGTTTCCGAATCTTGGACCCCAGTATTATGAAGAAAGCGATCGGGATATATTAGCCCGTATAGAGACCTTTTACGCCAATAGTGTATCGGTAAATCAATCATTCTGGTCTGAAGCCGATACTGATACTCGCTTCGAGGCCGGTGATCAAACAATGATCAATGATTTCTATGGTAATCTCTCCGCTAATAGAAGGCGCCATTTTAGTTTTAACAGAATACGGCGCGTAGTTAATATGATTAGTGGTCATCAGAGACGTAACCGCAAATCAACTATTGTTACCCCTATTGAAAATGCTGATAATGAGACCGCTGACCAATTTACTAAGGTTTTATCCTGGATTAATCAACAAGAAGGTGTCTTAGATACAATTTCTGAAGGATTCCACGGTGCTTTAGTAACTGGTATGAATCTACTACAGGTATGGGTAGATTATCGCTCTGATCCCATTTCAGGTAATATTCGTGTCGATAACTGCTCATATAATCAATTTCTTATAGACCCTTTCTTTCGAAAGTCCGATCTATCTGACTGCAATGCCATATGGAAGCGTACCTTTCTGACTAAAAAGGAATGTATTTCTCTCATGCCGGACAAAATTGATCTCATAATGTCCCTCCAAGGACAAGATAATGGTGATGGTAAATTCCAATTCATGCCTGAGAGTTATCGCTGGTCCCTTAAGAATCTGATGACCTATGACGAATTCTATTACCGTGATTATAGACACCAGCGTATGTTAGTAGACTCTCAGACTGGTGAGACTATGGAATGGCGTAGTAATCAAGAAGATGCCCTAAAAGAGTTTTTACGTACATATCCATCTGTTACCATAATTGAGCAAGAAATACCTACGGTAAGGTTAGCTATAGTAGTGCAAGGTCGCGTAATGTACGATGGGCCTAATCCTATAGGCATAGACAATTATCCCTTTGTTCCTGTTCTAGCCTATTATTCTCCACAACTACCTTATTTTGAACATAGAATACAAGGCGTTGTTCGTGGACTTAGGGATGCACAATATCTTTACAATAGAAGAAAAGTTATTGAATTTGATATCCTAGAAAGCCAAATAAATTCAGGCTTTAAATATAAAGAGAATGCTCTCGTTAATCCGAAGGATATATTTCTGTCTGGTCAAGGTCGTGGTCTTGCTCTTAAGGAAGAAGCACAGATGAGCGACGTTGAACAAATAATTGCGCCACAGGTACCCCCTTCCATGCTCGAATTATCGAAGTTGATGGCCCAAGAAATACAGGAGATCTCGGGAGTTAACGAAGAATTATTGGGTTCAGCGATGGATGACAAAGCCGGTGTGCTCTCAATGTTGCGCCAAGGAGCGGGTCTAACTACATTGCAACCGCTTTTTGATCAGCTCGATAGATCTCAGAAGTTACTCGGTAAAATTATGATAGATATAATTCAGTCTAACTTTACGCCTGGTAAAATTAAGAAGATATTAGAGAGTCAAGAACCAACGCAGCAGTTTTATAATAAGGCGTTTGGTAAATATGGGGCGACCGTTGAAGAAGGATTCGACACGACAACACAAAAACAGATGCAATTTGCTCAATTGCTACAGCTGCGGGAAGTGGGTGTACAGGTTCCTGATGATGTTCTCCTTGATGCTGCTACTTTACAAAATAAAAAGAGACTCACTGATTCAATTGCTAAACAACAACAACAACAGCAGCAAATGCAGCAGCAACAACAACAAGCAACTATGCAAGAGCAACAAGCCCGCATTGAGTTAGCACAAGCGAGAGCAATAGCTGACAAAGGTCTCGGGCTAGAGCGAGTAAGTCGTGTGGAAGAGAATAGAGCATTGGCAGTCGAAAGACGTGCTGCAGCAGTGAAAGATCATGAAATAGGATTCTTAAATCTGATTAAAGCTCTTAAAGAGTTAGATCATATGGATTTAGATCATATAGAAAAGTTAATTGCTTTAAGTTCATCTATTAAACAATCAGAAGAAAATTCATCTCTAAAAGAACCACAGGGAGTTCCTGCGGCTAGTAGTTAGAGGTTTTACCTTGCCCTTATGGGCAGTTGCTACAAGGATACAGCATGAAGAAAAGACATTATGGTTCTGGCCACGGTGGAGAAAATGGCTACCGTGCAAAACATTCTGAAAAAAAAGAAGAAGGTGATTTGTCTCGTCGCACTATGGAAATGCAAGAAGATGAGATGATTCGTAGTGATCGTTCACAAATTGCTAACCTCCCACAAGGCGTAATAATGCGTCCTTACCGTGATGCTTATGATTATATGCCCGAAGGTATTAATGATGGTATTAGTGGTGTAGACGATCAGATATCAGAAGATAATCGTGGTCGTGATCAGTCATTCAGACCCAAGAAGGTATAACGTGTTTAGCCGTAACATAGTGAAGGATAAAGATGCCCTCAATGGTTAGGCCACATAATCCGAAACTCAAGAAACGTGGTAGAGATATCGCGTTCTCTATATTGGGTGTACCACCTAATCTTCAGAAGCAGAAAAAGACTGCGTATGAAGCACGTACTGAAGAAGAACTCAATAAAGAAGAGTTACGATTTGGTAGGTAATTGAAAGGAAATTATGAAAAAAGAAAAGCATGTCCGCCGTAGACCTAGCGAAGGTGGAAAAGGTATGGGTTGGGGTCCTAGAAACCTTTTAGAAACACCACTACACCTAGGATCAGAAGTGCGCGGGAATACTGAAGATGTTAGTCGTAATTTCTTTGGTCCTCGTTCTTTAAGCAATCTAGATCCTCGTAGAGCTCAAGAGCGTTCTGACGGTCATATGATTCGAGAAGATCAAACTGCTATGGCTAATTTATCTCCGATTGCAATACATCGGGAATATCCTCGTTATAGTAAATTTGCGAATATTTTACTTGATGAAGTTATATTTAGATCTCGAGATGAAGATTAATACTAACTCTTTATGATTTATAAGAAAATATTTAACGAAGCGGAAAACTGTTTCCCGCTTCTCAGAAAAAGATGGATGAAATGAAAAAAGAACACGAAAAAAAAGAACATTCCGAAAAGCATGAAAAACATAAAAAATTAGAACATAAGCACGAAAAAGAAAAAAAGAAGCATGAACATCCCAAACATAAGAAATAATCATGGCTAAAAAGAAAAAGAAATCAAAGGTTGAACGTGTACTTCATGAATTTAAGGAAGGCGAACTTCACAGTGGGTCTAAAAAGGGACCTATGGTTAAAAGCCACAAGCAGGCAGTTGCTATAGCCCTTTCTGAAGCACGTAAAGCTGGAGAAAAGATTAAGCCTAAGAGAAAAAAGAAATAAATTGCTTTCTCTATCACTTTTCCCCTACGGAGTTTTATGTTTCGTAGGGGTTTTTATTTGGCTGAGACTTGTGTTTGATTTTTTTATAATTCGAAATGATTCGTTAAAAACTTTTATATGTTGGGTTATTTCTTTTAGTTCTATTTCGATAGATTGTAATTCTAAGGGCTTTAGGTTTTTACGCTTTGCATGTTCCTCTCTATTGAGTCTTGCGCCTATTGTTGTAGAAAAATAGTTTATGTATATAGCATTTAGTTGGTCTTGTAGGAGATCGACATAATTACTCATAAGCTCAATTTCCACTAGAGAATCCTGCCAATCTTCTAGTTGCTTCATTTTTATTTGTATTCTTGGATCAGTTTTATCTTTTTTTTTCGTTTTAAAGAAATTAGTGCTGAATTTTTGTTCTCTATTTTTCATACTGGATAGTGGAAAGATGCAACACGAGATAATCCCCAAAATATACATATATTTGTTCACAAGTTGTCCCCTTTTAGTAGGTATAATACTCGTAGGTTAACACGGCTTCTTTTTTATAGTCTATTGATATATGCTCTACAAAAAGAGTTTCAGCAATGGAAAGTATAATGAATAGGGAAACTGTAGGAAAGATCTCTTCTGATCTTCTCATAAAATCTGTAGATAATACTCATTCTGCTTATGAACAGATGCTGGAATCACTTACTGATTTCGATAAGCATATGCATGAAACTATAGATCGTCTCAAAAAGGATTGGCCTTCACAGGACTTCTACATTGTTGTTATAACAAAAAAAGAACGCTTAATGACTAATGTATTGCGTAACTACTTTTTGGGTAGATTATCTTGCCCAACCCCTGATTACGATCAGGCGGTATATTGCTATAAGAGCCCCATAGATAAGATTGATTTCCTGTGGGTTATCCCCTCTAAGGATACGTGTACCGAAATGATTCGAGACCCGTTAGGGGTGCCAGCAGAAGAGAATCAATTACTCAAGTATGTGCTTGATTATGCTGATGGAACTCTTTTCAAACTATCGAAAACAAAGAACGGAGAAGTTTAATGATCATTGATGAAAATACAGTGCATGAAGTACATCCTGGATTAGCGGATACGATATATGTACCCGAAGAACAGCCTGTAGAAGAAGTTTCAGTAGCGCCACAACCAGAGCAAGAACAAAAGGAAAAGAAAGCAGAGGATACTGATTCTGATCGAAACTTCAGAGAACTACGCCGCAAGACTCAGCGGTTAGAACAAGAAAAAGAACAGTATCGTGCTCGGCTTGAACAATATGAAGCTCAAAAGCAGCATGCAAAGCCGGTCCAAGAGGAAGAAGAAATAGGTATTGGTGATGAAGATATTGTCGAAGGCAAAACTCTTAAGCAGTTCATTAAGAAACAAAAGGCTCTAGAGGCTGAACTTAAGACATTTAAAGCTAAATCTTCTGAAGATATTATTGAAAGCAGAATACGTGCTCGGTTCCCTGATTATTATTCCGTAGTTAACTCCTCTTCATTGGAAACACTTGCTGAAGAAGATCCTGAACTTGCATATACGATTCAATCATCTCAAGATTTTTATAATAAAGCAGTTCTTGCTTACAAAGAGATTAAAAGAAGAGGTATTATGTCTGCTGAAACTTATGATAGCGATAAGAAGCGTGCCCAAGAAAATGCTGCAAAGCCACGCCCTACGGTAAGTGCTGCACCTCAACGTGGCGATAGTCCTATGTCAAAAGCAAACGCATTCGCACAGGGATTGACTACTGAATTAAAGGCTTCTTTATGGAAAGAAATGCAAGATTCCATAAAGGGATAATTCAGGCTTTTCCTTTGTTCCTCCAGGGATGTTTTAACTCCCATTTCATCTCTGGAGGTTATTCTGTATACTTACTAAGATTTGTGCCTCCTCAAGGTACAAGTTCTTTTTTGTACCCGCTGGTTTACGTTGTTGTTCTCCAGCGGTTCTTTTCTTTTTTAAATCCCTTATGCTACGTTAATCTTAGGCGTAGAGAGCCTCGCCGACTCATTCCTTTCTGATGTATAGAGAATCATCACCTCAAATCTGACGCCAAAGAGATTCGTCATCTCTAAAAAACATTTCTACATCCTAAGACTCTTTAAAAAGGAGAGTTAATGGCTATTACTACAACGAGCACTCTGCCGTCTCCAGTGCAGCAGTCGTTTAGTTATAAACTGCTTGCCGTTCCTGTTCCTAATATGATCCACAAAATTCCTGCAATGCGTAAGAATATGCCCCGTAATGGTGGTAATACTCTGCGTATGCGTAGGTACAATCCGTTAAATACTGCTATGGTTCCTTTAGGGAATTCTGGTGTCACTCCACCACCACAGAACTTAACGGCCGTGGATATTGATGCGAAAATCTCGTTCTATGGAACTTATGTCATCATAAATGAACAAGTAACTTTGCAGAACCAAGACCCTGTGCTAAATGAATGCGCAAGGAGACTTGGTGTGTCCCTAAAGTGCTTGGGGACTTTAAACTTTGCCTAAATATCTGGAAACTCTGACCGCGTTATGGCGCAGACAATCAGAGGGAACTTGATTTGTTTAAACCTTTAAGGTTAAATTCATGAACTTCTTTAACAATCCTTTCACGAATTTCTTGGCGCTTCTCAAAGAGTGCTCGGAAAAGTTCACTGTGGCGATCTCCGCCGTTGGGAAGAATTGTTTGTTGGAATTCTATGAGTTTATCGCAAACTATTTTCTTAGTGACAAGAAAAGGTCTTATCTTGGGCAATATTTCGTACAGAGCAGCAGAAGACAAAGTCCAGGTAGCGGAATGTTTCTTGTTGAGTCTTCCAGCGATGAATACTACACTTCCCCCAAATCTATGAACAAGCCATGGCATTATAGGCAGTTTTGTATTGCCTATTTCTACAGTAATGTTGTGAACATGATTAGGTTTATTTTTAGGCTTCCACTTTTTGATTCTAAAGCATCCTTCGGAATCAATGAGTCCTGCCAGATACGGATAATCAATTGCCGTTGGAGTGATAGTGAATCGTTGGTCTTTCAAACACTCAATAGTTTCTTTAGTTACGACATTGTTCATATGCTTTTCCTCACGAATTGCTTTTATAAGCTTTTCTCTATCATCAATAATAGTTTCATTAACAGGTTTAAATTTATTGCAATAAATCAGCTGACTAAATTGGATAAACATTGCACATTGACTTCTTTTATC